ACGTATGTCACCAGATCCTCCCGTCCAGTTCGAATCGCCCATTGGGTGCATAGTACAGGTGAGGAATGCTGGCTCCAGTCTCGTCATCGTAGGTCACAGTGCCGAACGCCTGAGACCATGTGGCGTAGCCGTCCTTGAGATAGCTCGCCTTGCTCATGTCCATACCGTGACCAACGTTCATCGCCCAGAGAATATGCCGGTCTTCATCCACCCCCTGGGCCGTAGACACCAGTAGAGGGGTGTGTGTGTGTCCGTACACCACATTCTTACCGTACTCAAGGACACGAGCGAGTCCATACTTTCCGGGGACACTGGAATAGGCGCGCTCATGTCCGTGAACAGCAACACTTCCGGGAAGGAACTCGTACGGGCCGGAGATGTAGGACACGTCACTACTCCGCAGGCCAATGAGCGAGGACAGGTCAAGGCTGCGAAGGCTTGCAAGTGCCGGAGCGTTGGCACTGATGTACTCCTGAGTGCGAGAGTCATGGTTGGAGTCGATCAGGATCATCTCGCAGTCTTCGCCGACTGCTCGACGGAAACTCTTAATGATCTTGGAAGTAGTATCGAATGCTTCCTGTAGCTGGCCAGAGTACTCGCCACTCTTGCCCTTCACCCACCGACCTACTTCAGTGGAGTCGGTGATGTCACCAATGAAGAGCAGGATGTCAGGCTCGATATACTCAGCCGCACCAATGAGCTTCTCCACGAATACCGCATCGTGGAGTGGGACCTGAAGGTCCGGAACAATCATTGCGGTAGTCATGTAGGAAGTGTAGCACACGAAAGGATCAGGCGTGTCTCAGTTCGAACGGATGAACCCTGTTGCCAAGGAGCTTTGGCTCGCCGCCCTGAGGAGCGGCGAGCGTGAGCAGGGCAAGGGGTATCTGAATGTGAGCGACAAGTTCTGCTGCCTCGGTGTTCTCTGCGAGGTCGCCATCGAGAGCGGGGTGGTGGTGGAGAAGGAGAAGGATCAGGTTGGCGCGGATCACTACTACTACTACGGTGGTCGGTCCAGCTACCCCCCGCAGGCTGTCTACGTGTGGTCGGGTCTCGGTGGTCTCACCACTGCAAACGGTCCCGACATGAAGCTCTCTACCCTGAACGACCACGATGGCAAGACCTTCCTGGAGATCGCCGACTGGATCGAAGAGAATCTGTGAAGTACACTCCCGATCGTGCAGACGAGGGGCTCAGTGAGTCCTGCAAGCGTGACTTCCACGAGAAGTCACAGTCCGTTATGGCATGCGTCTACTGCGCATGCCCCTGCCACAAGGTGAAGAAGTGAACAAGCCGTTCATCTCGGTGTCCTGTGAGGTCGACCTGCATGACCAGTGTCCGGGAGAGTGGACCCTGGTTGAGTGCGCATGCACATGTCACCAGGGTAAGGAGACTGACTAGGCGTAGCCCCCTGGCTACGCTCTGTCATGTGGTGTAGCTCACATGCTCAAGCCCTTGACGGCCTTGACGGCCGGTCAGTATAATGTTTTTCAGGGGTTCGAACATGGTAAGCGGCCCCCCTGAAGGGGGCCGGTGAAACAGTGTCAACATCCTTACATTGGAAGCGTGTTGGGATGTTGTAAGGGCAGGGCCTTTAGGGCCCTGCCCTTTTAACGTTAGGAAACTATGAACAACCGACCTCAATTTGAGTACGAGAGGGACAGGCACTGGACAGACGATGCTCACTGTCGAGGTGATCTCAGCAATGACATGTTTGTCCAGCCTTCCAGTCGTCTCCACATCATTCAGGCTTTTGTGGAGAACAACTGCATGAACTGCCTAGTTGCTCAAGACTGCTTGGACGATCGCTTCGTGGAACTCTCCACTGAAGCAGTCGTTGACACACTTGAGTTCACTGTCCGTGGTGGATACCTTCCCTATGCTCAAAACCTCCACCCGAAGGGTCGACCAAGGATCTATGACAGGACTGGCATAGTCCCGAGATCCATGTATGACAGTGATGGAAGCATTCGGAAGTGCAGGAACAAGCTTCACGAGATGACTGCTGACAACATCCTCATTGACCCCAAGAAGGGGTTCCAGAGGTGCAAGGCTTGCAACCTCATCTCACAGAGGAAGGCCTCTGGCAAGCGTATCGCCGGGGGCTCTAAGCCCCGGCGTAGGAAGTGCAACAAGAAGCTCCACTACATCGAGGGTGAGAACGTTCTCATGAGGAACGGTCTCAAGTACTGCAAGATCTGCACCGAGGAGCGGGAGGAGAGAACCTCAAAGAGGGTCTGCCCCAATGGACATGTTGTCCATGGGGAGAACGCCTACTTCCTGGGTAAGCGCACGTACTGCAAGATCTGCTATGACGCTCGGTCACGTGCTACAATTGAGGCATGATTGAGCTACCTGATCACCTCAGTCCAAGCTCCCTATACAGTTACAATGAGTGCCCACGTGGGTACTATCTGTCCAGGGTGAAGAAGGCTGAGGGTCTGCCAGCATGGTACTTCGTTGTTGGCACCACTGTTCACCGGTTCATTGAGGATCACGTTCGCTCCACCGTCTTCTCCCACTCACTCCCCGCTCCTGATGGCACAGCCATCTTCATGGAGGAAGTGAGGAAGGCGCGGCTTATAGAGCCGCGCACTGACAAGTGGCTACATGGTGGAAGTGATGATGAACCAGTGGTAGAGGAGCGAGCCCTTAGGCTCGCTCTGGACTGCATCGAGAATGCTCTAGTGTTCCTCGATGATTTCACTCCATGGGAAGTTGAATACGATGCCTCAGGCTTCCTTCCCCACTGCACCATGGAGATCAAGTGTTTCATCGACATGATCGGTGATCACAAGAAGCATGGCCCAATGATCGTAGACTTCAAGACTGGCAAGACTAAGCCAAAGAACAATGACCAGCTTGAGACTTACAACGCACGTCTCATGAGTGGAAGCAAGTACGCAGCCAGTCAGTTCAAGGGACTGTGGGTTATGCTCAACCCGGGCGCCCGTAAGGCGCGCCCGATCACATTCAAGGAGACACCCGACACCATGGGGAAGAAGTACCTTGAGCTTCAGCGTAAGGTGGAGTCCAAGGTTGCAGACCCTAACCCTGGTTACGGGTGTCGGTGGTGCACAATGAGACCCAACTGCAAGACGCAGAGCGGGATGAACAAGCGCACTGCCTACTACGACACTCCGGTAAAGGATGGATGGTATCCCTTTTGAGTAGGGCAAGCACCGAGTTCCTGATCAACATGGGACCGTATCAGCATGTGGTCGTCAGGTTCGAGGAGGACACCGCTGGTGAACTCCTGGAGACCCTGGAGCGAGACTTCACCAACGAGCTTCAGGTGAAGCTTGCCACGTACCACACCGAGGCAGAGTCCTGGATGAAGGGCACCCGGGAGGACATCCTCAACGGCGTACAGGCGGAGGCGGTGGAGGCTGTGAAGGCCCTCAGCGCCACTGTGGTGGCCGAGGAGGACGCTCCTGGACCGGAGGCCCAGCCTGCCTGGCAAGAGCCCACAGAGGCCCCTCAGAAGCCCTGGAACAAGGCACCCGAGAGCACGACCGACAACACCGACGATGAGGAATGGTAAGAACATTGGCTGTCAACCCGCGCTACGCCGCACTCGTCAAGGAGACCTCCGGCGGTACCGCCGGAACCGACGAGCGCAACCTCCCCATCTGGAACTGGGGCAAGGTTGGTGACGTGCTGATCGGCACGATCACCTTTGTTGGTGACTTCTTCGAGGCGGACAACTCCAAGTTCTACACGCCCGAAGAGCACCTGTTCGACGCCGAGGGCAATAAGGTCTTCAAGCCCGCCAAGGGCACGCCTACCATCACGAAGCAGAAGATCATCGTGGAGACCAAGGACAACGGCAAGTTCGCCGTCTACTTCTCCAAGAAGGGTCACTGGTCCGCAATCGACGCCGGTCTCATGGTGGCTGACATCGCTGACCTGATGCCCGGTATCCGCTTCCGTGGTGAGCGCATGGAGAACGACGACAAGGCTCACGTCTTCGACTTCAAGTTCAAGCCTGCCCAGGCCTGAGTAGCCGAAGGGGCACCCTTCGGGGTGCCCCTTCGTTCCATTCATATGAGCAGATCAATCGCGAAGAAGAGGTATGTGCTGTACTACGCATGCGGTCAGAAGTTCTGTGCCGGGTGCGGTCAGTCCTTTCCGCTGGAGAGGATGACACTGGATCACCGCATACCGAAAAGCAAAGGTGGAACCCTGGCGTACTCGAACATCCAACTGATGTGCGGTCCGTGCAATCAGCGCAAGGCTGACAGTATGCCAGAGGAGGTGAATGCTTGAGGACACTCAGTAGGCTGGTGTTCGAGGACATGGAGTCCTCGCTCCCCCTTCCCGCTCCGTTCTTCAAGTTTGCAGCAACAGAAGCCCTGTTCTACCGTGGTGCAGTCAGCATCATTGCCGGACCACCGGGGTCCGGCAAGACCATCACCGCACTGAACATGGTGCACAACATGGCAGTGCCCAGTCTGTACGTGTCCAACGACTCTACTCCGTTTACCATCATCAAGCGGACTGTCTCCATGCTTACGGGTGTGGATCAGAGTGCGGCTACGGTGGTACTCAAGGAGGCACCGGAGAGGGCATCGAGCATCCTGGCCAGGCTTGGCCTGGTTCAGTTCGAGTTCTCCAGTGCACCGAGTCTTGAGGATGTGGCACGGAATGCCGAAGCATTCCGTGAGAAGTACGGACAGTATCCTCATGCAATCTTCGTGGACATCCTCATGAACGTTGAGCATGAGGGCGTCAGTGAGCAGAACTACTGGCGACTGATGCCAGCGCTCAAGGAGATTGCACAGGAGACCAATGCGGCAGTGGTTGGTTTCCACCACACATCCGAGCAGTTCAAGGGTGAACCCTGCCCTCCACGTTCGGCAATCATGGGCAAGGCGAACCAGCTTCCCGAGTTGATCATCACCTGCAACATGGTTGATGGCAACATGTTCTATGCAGTCGTGAAGAACCGTAACGGCAAGAGTGACGAGTCGGGTGCAACCTGCTTCCCACTTCCTGTCGACGCGGCTCGTTGCCAGATCGAAGATGTCGCCACAACGGAAGACATCACATTCATGGAGCCCATCAAGGCGGGCACTGACGAAGATTGGGAATCCTGATGGGTTTCTTCAGCAACAAGGTCAACCGAGAGTCCACCTCAACCGAGAAGGCTCTTGAGTCTTCGCTGAGCGGGGAGGCAGCATACAACTACGCTGCCAACAACCTCGCTGACGCCACCGCCAAGGTGGCGGAGAGTACTCCGAAGGGCTGGAGTGTCAACCCGTGGGGTCGTCGCTCCATCGACGGGGACGGGATGAGCTGATGGCAAAGGTGTGCTTCATGACCGTTGGCCTGAGGGACAAGGGTGACGGCGAGTACCACTGGTACGTGCACGAGGGCGCGTACGTCCGGTGCGTGTACTGCAACAAGACTGTCATGGAGATCTCTATGACTCCACGATGGAAGGAGTACGAGAAGTGAGCTGTCCCGTCGGTGCTGGCACCGCACACATGTGGATCAGCAATGGCAAGGGTGGCATGTACTGCCAGAAGTGCGGACTGAGGACTGGTCCTCAGTGAAGGGAAATCAGATGAGCAAGTGTCCCCTGCGCCCGAAGACCGGGCGCCACGTGTACATGTACACGGGTGGTAAGCACGTGTGCGAGTGCGGTCGTTACGTGGAGTACGACGTGATCGAGCGCGACTTCAAGATGGTGGATCCGAAGTGATCAAGGTTGAGGCAGATCTCGACTGGCGGGACATCTCTGCTGCCGTCGCGGCCGTCCGTGAGGCGGCCGGTTGGGAGGGCGATAACGTGCATGTGTCCTACTCGTTCGGCACATCGAAGCTCGTCTTCCGCGTCATTCGGAAGGTTGACGAGGTTCCCCCGAAGACTGAGGAGGATATCCCACTGTGACCAAGTGTCCTCAGCCGTTCTGTGACGGCAAGGCGAAGCCCGCCGAATCCGGCGGTATGATCTGCCAGAAGTGCGGGCAGTGGTTCTAATGAACTGCCAGGGTGACAAGTGTGACAACGACCCCAACGAATACACCCTGTGTGACCGCTGGCAGTCGGGCAACGAGGTATGTCGAGGTCCACTGACGGACAATTACGCTGCCTGGCGTGAGCGTGAAGTCCGCTAACGGACTGAAGAAGTTCCGTGAGTCGCGGTATCCTCACAATCGTTCCGAGGGTACCGCGCTCCGGCGCAGCAATGGTGCAACTAAGGAGCTTATCCGTGATGCTAACAAGGACGCCCGCGCAACATCACGACTACAACTTGAAGCTGACGAAGGAGGAGTTGATGTGCATTGCCAACGACTCCATCAGTGACTACTACTACACCAACAAGCTTCTCGAACTCATCAAGAAGGAGGCGAAGAAGATCAATGGTGGGTCCTAACTCCATCAAGTTCATCGCACACTTCGCACGTGAAGGGTGGAGCGATGAGGAGATCATCAGTCTGTACAGGTATGCACTGATGGACAATGCTCTTCTCAGTGTGAATCATCTCCGCTGGTTCAAGACGTTCGACAGGTGGAACGAGCAGAGGAAGGCAGATGGCAACAGGCAGGGTCACCCGGGGCCGTAAATCGCAGGATTATGTGGCGGACTTCTGGCGTGAGGACTTCCCAGACATTCGCCCGGTGGCAGCAAGCCTGCCTGGCGAGGACCTCTTGGAGACTCCAGGCATCTGGTTCGAGGTGAAGGCCACTCGTGAACTCAATCCCACGAAGGCTCTCAAGCAGGCTCGTACCGGCTGCCCAGAGGGTGAGTATCCTGTAGTCATTGCCAGGCCTACTGGATACGGTGAGGCCAAGGTGGACAAGTGGGTAGCCATGATGGATCACGATGAGTTCAGGCGACTCATCCGTGAACTGCTCAAGTTCAGGACCATGTATGGGACGGACGACTAAGGACTTCCCCCGGTTCCCGATCGGCAAACTGTTCGAGTTGTTCGGTGCCGATCCTCCCGAAGAGGATCGGCACTGGCACTCAGTCAAGTGCCCCTTTCACGAGAAGGTCACCGGGCATGCGGACAGTGACGCATCCGGATCAGTCAAGACCACGGATGAACACATCTTCCGGTGTTACTCGTGTGGAACCAGGGGGAACGTAGCTCAGATCATCATGAAGCTGGAAGGAGTCGGGTTCGGGGATGCTCTCAGACGAGCAGAAGAAATCACTGGAACTAGCAGTGGTTCAGTACGAGGAGGATCTCGCAGAGGTTCTTCCATATCTGGAGAAGCGGGGAATCGATTCAGTTACCGCGCGTTCAAGGCGACTTGGGTACGTGAAGGCGAATGCGATTCCGGAGCACAAGAGGGCGAAGGGTAGGCTCTGCATTCCCTACGTCACCCCCGCTGGAGTGGTTGCGGTCGCCTTCAGGTGCATCGAGGATCACAACTGCAAGGACGAGGACAAGCGAGTCAAGGCACTCAATAAGAACTGGTCGCACTCCAAGTACTGGAAGCCGTACGGACAGATCACCCACCTGTACGGAGTAAGCGATCTCCACCTCGAAGGGCGTGACATCTGCGTCACGGAGGGAGAGATCGACACCATCACACTGTCGATGTGTGGACTCCCCGCCGTCGGTATCGGCGGGGCTGAGCACTGGCAGGAATGGTGGCCTCTTGTTCTCTGCGACTACCGTCACATCTATGTCTTCTGTGACGGTGATGCAGCGGGGAGGAACCTTGGAAACAAGGTTGTGAAGGAGATGAAGTCGAAGGCAGTTCTCATCGAACTGCCGGAGAAGGAAGATGTGAACAGCTACTTCCTGAAGTATGGCGAGGACAAGGTGAGGGGTCTGATAGCATGAGCCTGTATCACCAGCCCGATCCGGACTGGACAATGATGGGTGACCTCTGGGAAGAGTGGCCACTCGAAGAGCCGGACGATGGTCCCGATCGTACCGAGGATTGGGACTACGATGATGACATGGACGAGTCATGAGTGAGCCATCACGCTGTCCCATTCATGGCCAGCAGGAACCATGTCAGTGGAGGCCCAAGTCTCCGTGCTGTGACAAGCATCCCATCACAGGGATGGGTCATCACCCCGACTGCAAGTCGTGCTGGTGGCATCGAAACAACTGAATGATGGAATGATACCTTCTGGGTATCATTCCCTCCGCATGTGGCCAAACGGATAAGGCACCTCCCTCCTAAGGAGAAGACTGAAGGTTCGAATCCTTCCATGCGGACGTGAGTACACACAAGAAGCAGCCGCAAGGCGGCGGCTGCGGACCCACACTGTTACTGGTCGCGGGCACCTTACTGGGACTCATCATCCTGGTGCTCGCCGCGAAGAATGGATCAACCTAAGTGGCAATCTACGATCCTCCGTTCTGCTCCAGGACGGGACGAGAGCACACGATCTTCAACGTCAACCCACTCACCAAGAAGTGCGCGGACTGCGGTAAGAAGATGAAGCAGGAGAGGCGATAATGGCAAACCTCGGATGGTGCAAGGTTCAGAACCGTGAGCACAAGCTCTCCGACTTCACCAGTCGGCAGATGCACGGTCCCGTCAATGCCCACAAGGAGGTGTGCCGCTCTTGCGGCAAGACTCCATGACATGGGATGAGATGTTCGACATCCGTGCAGCGCTTGCCAATGTGAAGGCGCTGGAGGAGAAGGTCGAGGAACTGGAACGCAAGGTGGCCACCCTTGAGAACAACGTGGCCAATCAGCTGTACATCGAAGCCCCCCTTAGCGGGGGCTTCGTCCCGAGGAACAGGAGCATCACGGTATGAGCAACACCGAGTTCTACGGAGTGTTCAAGAAGAGCGATGGCGACCAGTATGGAGGTACCTACTCCACTCCTGGCATCGCTCGCAATGTTGCCTCCGGCTATGACGAGTGGTTCGTCAGCTACAGCTCGAAGTGGTTCGGCTCTCCCGAGGACAAGCGGAAGTTCGAGATCCGCAAGCTGACGCCGGTTCTCAAGGCTCAGGACAATGGTGCATTCACCCTGGACATGGAGTGGGTTCGTGTCTAACGCTCGATACTTCGCCGAGGGCACAGAGTACTACCGTGTCGTCTTTGGCAGTGGCTCCATCGATGGACCGTACGTCAGGATTTACGCCGCCAAGCGTGTCGGCGAGAGCGGGATCAAGGTTCGTCGCCGGTTCGATTACAACGGCAAGCTCATCCACGAGTACCAGAACGAGACGAGCTACAGGATCGAGAAGCTCGTACCCATGTTCGATGAGTGCGGTTGCTGCCTAACGCTCGGATGGGATGACTATGAGCTTCACGGTTAAGCGCAGTGACGAGTCTGGACTCTGGTCTCAGGGTCCATTCTCCACTGTCAATGAGGCTCAGGCTGTGGTGAGCGAGATCATCAAGACTCGCAAGGAACTGGGCGAGAAGTACAGGAAGGCCACTCCTTCTCACGGTGAGCGTGTCACTTACGTGAGTAACAAGGGTGGCACGATCGTCATCAAGGAGATCTGATGAAGCGCATTCCCCCGGAGTACTGCGCACACTGTGAGGAGAAGCTCGCCACCGTCAAGTGGTATCCCTTCTGCGATCACGTGTGCACAGTGAACGCCATCAATGCTGGTTGGGTTCGCCTCGCCAATGGCGGATGGGAGAAGCGGTGAGCAAGTGTCAGTGGTGCGGTAGTCAGGGGCATCGCACTGAACACTGTCCGATGAGGCCGGTCCAGTGACCGGCATCTGGAATGACAGGAAGTGCAAGGAGTGCGGAGGTACACTGTCACACGCACCAACGTGCAGTCGTCATGACAGGTTCGTACTGAACAGCCCGTTCCGCAAGAAGCCCAAGGAGAAGAAGTGAACGTCTATCTCGAAGCCGCTGCCCTCGTCAAGGGCAGCTACAGGCTGAACAAGGGTTCCATGGAGTGGCTGAGCCATGAGGGAGGCCTCTGCTACTGCGCCATGGGTGCAATCCTGAAGGTCGATGGCAAGCTCGCGAAGTACGACGGCCTCGACGACCCCACCGATGAGCCCTGGTTCACCGAGCTCATGGAGCCGGTCGCTCGGCACATCGATGCCGAGCAGTATGACGAGCTTGTTGCCCATGACGCCAACCCCGGTCACGTGGCTTACGAGGTCATCTACCAGTGGAACGATGCCGAAGAGCGCACCAAGGGTGAGGTCGTGAAGATGCTGGAAGAGGTCGGCAATCTTCAGGAGCGACTGATCGCAGGCATCAAGCAGGCTGAGAACGGGGAGACGAAGAGTCTCCCCGAGTTCGAGTAGTAACGCAAAGAAAGCCCCCCAAGCCTAGGCTTGGGGGGCTACTTTTGTTCACTCAGTAGGTGGAGACTGCAACCCACTCAGTGCCGGTGTTCACGACGGTCGCACCGTGGAATGCGGAGGCCGCGAGAACCAGGGTGGTTGCACCGTTGATGGTCTCGGAACCGGATCCATCGATGGTCACGGTGAATGCTGCTGCATCCTTGACGACACGGTACGGACGACCAGGCTGAATCGATGCCACTGCTGGCAGGTTCAGAGTGATGTTGCCAGTGATTCCCTTGGCGTAGATCACATAGTCGTTGTTGGTTGCAGTGTCGGTGGCCGCGATGATGCGGACGGTCTCGGACGCGTTGTCAAAGCCGGACATTAGTTCTCCTTGTCGAACTTGGCGGTGTCTGGGTTACCGACATGTCCGGCAACCACAGTCTTAACTACCGTGATCAGTACGGTAGCGACCGGAATCCACTGTGGTGGCAGTAGATCCACGTAGTAGGCAGCGGCTGGAATGGCCGCTGCGAGGGTAGTCCATGCGATGCGCTCCAGCGCATCCTTCCAGAACTTGTTAAGCATGACGATGCCTGACTTCCTCAATCTTGATGGCTGTAGCGGCGTCCAGGACGCCGGTGGGACGCATACCGAAGAGGCCCTGGAAGCCCCGTAGAGAGGCTCGCGTGAGGTCGTCCAGGTCTCCGGTCTCAGGCAGCCTCAGCACGCTCTGTACGTGCCTCACAGAGGCTCGCTCACGCTCGTTCGTGGCCACGATGAGAGCACGCTCGAACCACTCAGGTGGTGAGGTCATCAAGCTTCTCCTCAATGCGAGTGACGATACCGATCACAAGCTCGACATTCGCCTTCTGGGTCACCAGGCTTTCGAGTAGTTCGATCCTGGCACGCATGGCAGGAATGGTGTCGATGATCCTCTGCTGCTCGTCAATCGTGTTGCGCATGGCATTGATGGCATCGGCCTGAGCCTTCGTCGTCTGCCTCCCGCCCACGAAGCCGCCAGCAATGGCGGCTATTCCGACCAGGAATGTGATGATGGTTGACGCATCCATTACTCCACCTCGATGTCTCCCGATACGGAGATCGGTGGAACGCTGTCCGCCACAGTGCGAAGCTTCACAGTCAGGTATCCTCCATAGTTCTCCGAGTTCGGACCGGGCGTTGTCGGCATGGTGAACTGGTAGTCGTCAATGATCACCTGGTCAGAGATGTTCTGAGCCAGATCCTGGAGGGTGACAGTGTCTCCACGCTGACACATCTGACGGATGGCGGTCAGCTTATCGAGTGCCTGAGTATCCCCACGAACCAGGTTGCCAGTCCTGTCCTTCTCGTTGTTGAAGCACAGGAAGTTCCTGATGATCTCCCTCTGCTTGAGGGTTCCGGGAAGTGCCTTGATCTGCCAAGAGTCTAGCTCGCCTCCGATTGTAAGATCGGAGGCGTTCCTGTACAGGGTGAACTTCAGACTCATGTAGATGTGAGGACCAGTTGGAATCGGAGTCGACACATCGTCGGTACCTGGATCAAGGGTTGGACCATAGGTGATGTAGTGAAGCGTGTTCCCGTGGTCATCCACCATGTCAATGGCTAGTTCACCATCGAGCGGGGTGGGAGTACGAACAGAGAAGTACTTGAACAGCTTCGGCTCAACAGTGTTGAACCTGCATCGACCGGTGATCAGATACCCGGACTCAAGCAGTTCGGTGTTGTGCTCCACCATGACATGAGAGATGCTCGAACTCTGTCGAGTCACCTGAACCGTACGTCCATCAGTGAGAACAGTGACGTCCTTGATGGAGTTGGTGTTCCCTGGCAGGTAGGTCCATGTCGAGTAGGCGTTGAACTGCCCACCAGTGTTGTTGTCATTGTTCACGGTGGACAGGTTGACTGCCATAAGTCCGTACGAACCGTCATGCTGAGGCCTGGTCTTCACCGCAACATAGGCATTGTCCTTCCAGAAGGCAATCCTTCCGAAGCCCCCACCCGGAGTGGGGGCGTCCCCAGTGGTGATGATCGGTGGAGAGTAGGTGATTCCTCCACCATTGAACAGTCCAGTCCTGATTCCGGTCTCAGTCGTGATGACGATGTACGTTCCCACGTAACCGGCGATGTTGTTGATGCGCTCACCATTGGGCATGACCGCGATCAGGGACAGTCCGTTGACGATACCGGCACTGTCGAACGTGGACTTGTAG